TTCTCTGCATGAAGGTCAAAACTCCAATACTCCCTGGACCCCCAATCTCCCCAATATTCTATCTGATAGGACACCGATGTTGCAACCATTTTTTCATTTGACACCATGAAACCACCGATGTTTGCATTAGTACCAAACAGGGTGTTGGCTATCACGGTCTCTACAATACTGCCCATTTCCCAGTTTTCGTCTGTGCCTGCAACACTATCTGTATTTGGAGCTGTAGTCACAGAGCTGCCCTTTACCTTAACAAGGAATGCGTACATGATACCGTCTATCTCGTACACAACCTTGTCGCGGACGTACATGTCTCCGACTTTTTGGTATATATAGGTCTCACCTTCTTTGTAATAGCCCCTGTCGCGAGGAAAAACACCATCTGAACCGTCACTTCCTTTTACTTCAGTAATAATAGGTATTGGCAATGTGGCATAGGTCTTTGATTCCCTTACAAGAGCCACATCGAACCTGTCTGAACTTGAAGATGGTTGCTCACACCTAAGTGTGCCTGTGCTGCTCGTATTGGTAGCAACGACATCGTCACCGTTCATCTCTTTGGCAACAATCGTGAAACCGTCGCCGACTGTACCATCTTCTGCTTCAATTTCTGAAAGTTGTATTGGGTCATTGTCCCCAATCTTCTTCCAGCCTGTAATCAAAGGTCTTGCGGCTCCCTTGTAGCTGCCTAAATGGGTTCTCGTAATTGTGGTAGGCGATGCGGTAAGATAATATGTTACGGCATCCGACCCTGTATCACCATGCTTGCGAATAGGAATCTCTTTCTTGATTACATAGTCTGTCAGAATGTTTGAACGGTTCGTTTCATCTATGCAGAAAATTTCTATCACATCGTCATCTGAGGTAACTTCGATGGTAATAGGATTTTCTATCGAACCATAACCGGGAAAGGTGTGACCGCCTGCGACAAAGCGACGAGTACCATCGAGTTTTCGCACGAAAATCCTCGAATACCATTCTACGGAAGTCTTTGTGTCACCGATAATCTTATAGAAATTGATTACGCCGGAATAGGTCGCTGTTGTTTCGTCCGCTAATATTGTCACGCTTTCAGGAACGGCATCGACGGTGTATGCAAGTCCGTCTTTTCCGCTTGACAGGACAGGCACGCTCTCTGTGTCATGCAATATACTTCGGTTGACGATTCCGTTCGTCAGACCATAGAGATAGAAAACAACCTTTGACACGGTGGGGCTAATGCTGATGGACGTGCCATTGTATAGGGTCTCGTCGGCATCTGATGTACCGTCTGTGTAGAATTTCTTATAGTATAATGCAATCCCATGAACGGCATAGCTATCGTAAAGAACGGTGTAGTGCTTGTCATCTGACGAGTCGCAAACAACCGCACACGTTATCTCGTCTTCGTTTAGCGTGCCTGTATTTGCGTCTAATACGATTTCATTTTGAGATGGCAACAACGAATAGACATTGGTGTCCGTAAACTTGTTGATCGTATGCACAAGCGTTCGTTCGTATGCAATACCTGCATATATTGTTGATGCTGTTATATTCAGATTTTCTACAACAGATATGCCATCTGGCAATGACATTATCCTAAAGTGGGCAATGAGCGTATCGTCTGAATCACTTACAAGGGATGTTTCCAATGGGATGCCGTCTACGTCAATCTGCATTGAACGCTGCTCTGATGTTGCACCATCAACACCGTTCACGGAAATAGAATGAACGTCAATAGGAATGTTATTGCGCCACATTTTCATGTCGAACTCCAACGGAAGACCGACAAAACGCTGTATGGCGGTGTTCCAAGACACACTGCTGAACTCATTGGTGATGTCTGCACTGATGTAAGGCTCACTGTCATGTTTAATCGTGACAGGGAATTTCTTCTGAATACTGCCAAGACCTTCACAGTCAATGATAAGGTCTACACAACAAGAATCCATAAGGCGCATGGCATCGTAGTCGAAATCAGTATCATCCGAACTTCCAGAGATACCATCTTTTACGTTGTCTATGCTCGTAATATATAGAGTCGAATTTTCAAGCGTACATGTGCATCCGCGAGGGGATAAATAAATTTTATATGTGCCAGGTCCTGCGTCTGAATCGTCGGATGCTATGGTTAGTAGCTTTCCGTTTTTCCTTACTGTTATCGAAGAATTGATGCGATAATTCTTGTACTCGTTGTTTTCTCCAGACAATGTGTAAAGACCGCCGATGACATTGCCAGTGTCATCTACTGTGATAACATCTACATATCCGCTTAGGTCTATCTCGTATGTCCTTAGTTGGTTTAATATGTCTGAAAGGGTCTCAGGGTTAAGCTGAACAATGGCGTTGCCGAAGTAGACATGATCCTGAACGTACAGGCCGTAACCGTTTAGCGTGACATCCTTGGTCTCACCTGTATAGTTGCCATCTGCATCTTTCAGCTTTATCGTGACATTCATGTTGCCAAGATAGCCTTTGCGGTAAACAATGTTGGCACTTTTGATCTTCCATGTTGTAACTCCGTCAAGCACCATTTCGTAGTAGTGACCTATGCTCGTCGAGTAGGAACTACTGCATCGACCGCTGTCTTTGTCGAAGTTTCCATATTGGGCAAACTTCATAAACGCGCATGGATGCGGTGTCGACGCATTACGCAATTCGTAAAGGAAACGACACTCACCACTTTTGTTCTTTATTATCTGTTTCACCCAGAAATACGAGGTGAAGAATCCGTCTTTACAAGAAAATCCATAGCCGTCGCCCTCATTATTACCAGCATATAGAACACTGTCATCGTCGAGTTCTGCTGTTTCATACATGCCTGCAACATCATTGTAGATTCCACGGCAAATGTCTTCTACGGCAATGTTTGCATGGTCGTTGGCTTCGAGCTTCAAATCAATATATCCTGTAGTCTCATTGACAATCTCAACGTTCTTGATGGTTCCGAAGCCGTTGGTACACCAGTTCTCACCATCGGTAACAGAAATGCGATTAAAGCGAAACTCTGGTGTCGAAATGAAGTTACGGCTATAGATGCTCTCAAACTCCGCATTGCCTTCTTCGTCAATCAAAGCACCGCTGCCAAGAAGACGGGATTGGAATTTTCCGACAATGAGACCTTTTCTCGCCTTTAATTTTTCATTGTGAGTTACAACGTCATTGAAAGTAATCTTTCCATCTGCAACATCATCATTTGTCTTTGAGAGAAAAAGTTTATTTCCCTCACTCTGAAGAATGCTCAAGAGGGCTGCGGACATGGCCGCACTTGCACCGCTCACGTTACCACCACTAAAAATGCTGCCATTATAGATACGGTCAACACTGGTGGTAAGTTTCTGGATGGTGCTTTGTTGAACATCATCATTAAGGGTAAGCTCAACTTTCGGTGTCAGACTTTCTCCCATCGAGATGGTAACTTTCTCAATGGTAATATCTGCTAATGGGGCAGGGGAGTCTTCGCTTGCAGGAACACCACGGAATGTGAATTTCAGACCAGCATACAAACGCCACAAGATGCTTTCTTGCTCACGACCTGCGGCACGACAATTGTCTAAGTTGCGCTGCAAGTAAATATCGTCAATGCTTGGCTGATATGTAAACTGTGTCTCGCAGTTGTCTGCAAGATAGTCTGTAGCAGCTCTGAGAAGGCGAACCTCTGCCATCTTCACGTAAGTGTCAGGCATGCTTACGTTGAGCAAGACAAATTGATCGCCTGCACTAATTGGGAAGGACGCACTCGGATAGTAGGTGTTAAGACTGGAATCTGTTGCACGCTTCAATGTCAGCATGTAGCCTTTCTTACCATCGTGTCCTACTTTCTGAACATCATTCAAAATTTCAAACTCTCTGCCTACGCAACGCCCGCTCTTCATGGCGACGACTGGAGTTTCGTCAGTCCAGCAAGCTTGTATGTCGAAGCCCATGTCCTGGACAAACACGTGAAACTGGTCTGTGAGGGTGTCTGAATCCACTACTGGAATCCATGTATATTCAGGTTCATAGTTTACAGCATTGTCAAGCTGACTGCTGCCTATACGGTAACAGACGGAAAAGTTATCCGTGAAGTCACTCGGCACCTCAACGTTTTTAATGATGGGTCTGAAACAAACGGTTATATCTGATAAAGCAGACACATTAATCTCTGGTACTTGCGGTGAAAGAGATTCCACGTCAGGTAGGGATGGCAACGGCACTTCTTTTACACCGCTCGACCTAATAACTTTTTGATATTCAGATTCGTATGTGGCGATTGTTGAAGTAACACCTGATTGCGTATTCTTGGCTTTTACTGTAAGTTGATAACCTACATCACAGCTACAACCGTCCCTATGACAAGACAGTGAGAATCCATAGAATACCTGACCGTTTGTAGGGGCCATCGCATACTTACCGGGAGAAACACCTTGGATGCTGAACAAGGTGCGCTCTGCACCTGCATATTTGTTTCCCCAGTTTGCAAAGTCGCCACGGTCTTGTGTGTTGTAGTAAAGATAGGTCGAACCGATACCGACGTTTCTTGGCACACCTTTTACAGATATGCCGCTTTCTGGCAACACACCACTGCCTTTGTTTGCGTCATCGACAAGGGAACCGTCGTTGTAGTAACCAACAGCAAGCAATTTGTCTATGCGTTCATCGTTGCCGTATGGGTAGAATGCAGAATCAGACGAACCACCGTTGCCGCCCCTCTTGCCGTCTTGGTCTTCAACAAGTGCATTTCTAAGCTCACCGTATGTAGCACCCTCGATAGTCGGGTATATCTCTGGAAGATTTGAATCCGTGCCATCCCACCGCGCACTGTATTCTCTGATACCCTCTGCGCAATGCTCTGCATCGTCGTTCTTGTCAATATAGGAATCGTTAGTGTCACCTTTCACCTTGCGCAGAGATGGATCACGCAACGAATTGTTCTCGTTTTTTACGCTCGGCGACGAAAAGGTATCAGGAAGTTGAAGATTGGTAGGAAAGAGAGACTGAGACAGGTTGTAGATACGGTTGTAGTACCGATACGGCATATTCTTGGTAGAACCGTATGCGCGAAGACGTGTAACAATCTGCTGCTGACTGTTGGCAATGCGCTTTATCTCGAACAGACCTTTGTTCATATCTTCATGAGTAGGGTAGCCTTTGCCATAACCAAATGAAAAAACCTCGTTGTCGGCATGCTCAGGATTCTCTATCACATCATCAGTGCCTGTCAGATTGGCCAGATTATACCCTATATAGATGCTGTGACCTCTTACACAATAGTCTAAGTCGAAAGTGTTATGCACCTCCTGCAATGCCTCTGCAACAGTCGTATTGTCAAACGTCAGAAGTTTGTCTTCAGTATGGGTGTTCGGGATGCTTACAAATATCTTCCAGCCGTTTGTCGGGTACATACGCGCAAGGTTTGCCTCCATCTTTGCTACCAATGCGCAAACTGCGGTAAACGTCTTGTCATTAACAGATGTCTCTCCACAGAACAAACTAAACTTGCTGCTACCTGTGTAGTTCGTTCCAAAGGCTGAAATATAGTCTTCTGTAGTAGCCGTGATGTCAAGCATTAGGCAGCGGGTCAACTCTTCCTGAAAAGAGTCCAGCTTCACGTTCTCGTAGACATAGGCATCGAGGTGCTCTTTTGTACCTGCCTTCTGTGTGACAGAGGGGACGTAGTTCAGCGTATAAGTCTCGCCACGGAATATACAGTAGTCACCTACAGCCCAATCAATAGGAGTTGTGGACGATATGCTGAACGTCAGATACTGCTCGCCCATCATCGCATCATGAAACTTCCACTTGTTCACAGTGCAACGTTTTTTTGACACGTTGCCCACCTTGTAAAATATCTCTAATTCTACCCTGCTCATTGTTGGTCAAAAGTTTAGTTGGGTCACTCTCTTTACACCGTCATAAATTCCGTAAGTCGGAGTAACATTCGTCGTGGGGTCATAGACAGTGAAAACGACTTTCATCTTTGCAATAGCATCGGGGTCTTCATCGGAGCAAGAAAACAATTCATTTTCAACTTCTGAAACTACAACATCTTTTCTGCCCATGCCAATGTATTCGTTATAAACCGACAAACGACCACTCTGAACACTGTCTGTGTCTTTTCCTTTCGTCCGGCCATAGATAAAATCTATGAAGTTTGAAAGGTCTGTACGGATTGTTTTCTCTGTACCGACATACAGGAAAGAAGTTTCTATGTCATATTCCTTCATTGGTAAGATAGGGGGGACATATACGTCGAGACCATCGGAGCCTGCCCAATCTCGCGTAGGCAGGTCTTTGGGCTTCGGATTCTTCTTGAATGGGAAATCTTTGCAGATGATATTGAATGTTTTCAGTAAATCCACTACGGTTCCCTTGTCATAAGCTAAGCCGTTATAGTTTATCTGTTGGATATATGTGTTGTAAATTGCCATTGGAATCTTTTTTTGCAAATTTATTTACAATTATCCGTAAATATCCACTCATTCTGTGGTAATCAAATAAAACTATCTGTATTTTTGTCTGAATTACATTACTGTTTTAAAGAAACTTTCTGTATTTTTGCCACAAATATCTGACTAATGAACGAACTGAACAAAGAACTAAAAAATCAGGCAATAGCTCTCGGACTTTGCACACCGTGGCAAGATTCTTGGAGAAAAGACTGGTCGATGGAAAAAATGGTCGAGCGAATGTTTAAGGGACTGGACTTCTGTCTCAAACATCACTGGCCTGCAAACGACTACATACTGAAACACTTCGCTCAGGATTTCCTACGGAAGAACAACATCTTCGTCAATGACAAATACAGCGTGTGCAACCCAAAGCAAAGTCTTGTTCTCGGAAGTTCAGAAGCTACTTTCAGATATAACGCATGGAACAATGGCTCAATCCATATCCGCGATAACTCTTCGGCTAAAATCTTTGCACGCAACAAGAGCTTCGTAATGGTTCATCTGTACGAAAAAGCGTACATCGAGGCAGAGCAACAGGACAAAGCAATCATAGTTGTCATAAAGCACTCGCCTAACGTCACGATTGTTGCCGAAAAGAACATCAAGGTCAAAGAAGAGTACGACTATTTGAAATAGAAGATTTTTATTGTTTTTGGTTAGTAATAATGTATTGTTTCTTGGGAAAGCGGCAGTCTGTGACGGATAGCCGCTTTCACTTTACCCTTCGCTTACTTCGTCTCTGTGGGTTGCCATTCATGGCAACTACTTGAGAGCCACACTTTCATTCCCATTCGTAATGCTATCGAAATGGTTCCTCATGCTATCAAGCATCATATAGATAGCACCGTTCTCACTGAGAAGTGTTCTGATTGCCGAAACATTGGCGTCTATGTTGCCTACACCTCTCACCAGAGTTGTCACTTGCTCTATATAAGATGGCCAGAGTTCTGACACGAACTGATTCAGCAATAGCCTGTTGATGGCAACATCTTGCCTCAATGCGTTCACATACCCGGCAAGAAGGTCACTCGTCTCTTCGCTCGTACCTTGTATGCCACTGCTCAGAGTGTTTGCAGATTCGTTATTCCTCAGTCCGTTGGCGTAGCCCATCTGCTGCATAAGATTGTTGACACCCTCCATGTACTCTTGCGCGGCAATAATCATGTTGGAACCCTCTCCGCCAGGCTTGAAGTATTCACCAATGGCAGCAAGAACTTTCTTTGATTCAGCAACGGGATCGGATGCAAGTTTGTCAGCCGTTGTGACACCATTCTCACCAAATAGTTTGTTGCGCAAACGCTCCATCATAGGCTCGATGATTCCAATCTTCAGCATTTCACTGACAACGCTCTGCATAATACTCTTAACAGTCTCGTTATAGGCTTTGACTGCACTCTCGCCATTCTCGAAAGCAGTCATAAGAGCATCTGTAATCTGGTCAGCCCACCCTTTAATGTCGATTCCCCAAAGGGAATTTGCAAGATCTTCGCCAAAGTGAATGACCTGATCGTCAATTTCCGCAATCTGCTTCTTGTAACTTTCAATAGCTTCGTCAGAACTCTTCTTCTTGTCTTCCTCTGCTTCTAACTGTGCAAGAGTATCCTCACGCTGTTTCTTCAACGCTTCAAGTTCTTGTTGGTAGCCGCTACCATTTAGTCCACCGCGACTATAATACTCGTACATGTTTCTGCCTCCAGTACTGTTGTCGCCCTGGTATCGTGCAGCCATCGCACGGAGCAAATTGCCATTGTCATAACCAAGCGTTCTGCCACGCAGAGTATGCAGAACGGAGATCATGTTCTCTCTCTGGGTCTTTGCTTCCTCTAATTGCTCAATCTGTCTTTCCAACTTCTTGTCGTGCAGCTTGGCAAATCCTGTGATAGGGGCTGCAAACATTTCTATAGGAGCACTGATAGCACTGCTAATCACGCCTCCTATGTTGCCATTCATGGCATTGCTGACAATGTTGTTAGCTGGGGCAAAGATTGAACTTGCCGCGTCTATGCCGTCTGAAATGTCACTCCATGTGTTTGCTGCGCCCTTTTTGCCAATGGCATCAAACATCTCACTTAAAGATTGCGCACCCTTCTTGAATCCATCAAGCACACCTGTAACAATTTGCAAACTTGTTGCAAAGCTGTTCAGACCAGCAACGGCTTTTTCTAATTTCACTTGAAGTTTCAAGAGTTCGTCAAGTTCTTGTTGTTCTTTTTCTGTAAGAGCATCATCTTCACGTTTTGTCTGAAGTTCCTGTATTCTGCCACTTGTAAAGTTCAGACTACCTTTCAATCCACCACGCATAAAGGCCGTAAACGGATTGTTCTTGCCGAAGAAAGCGTTCTCGTTGAACTGTTGCGTAATCTCATGCAGCTTTTTCATTTCATCGGCATATTCCTTTGCATTTATCACACCAAGACGCAAACGCTCATTCAGACTTTTCTCTACTGCCTTAGCTGCATTGGTAACTTCGGCTTTCGTCATGGAAAGAGAATTGTTCATCAGATTGATATAACTCAACGAAAGCTTTAGCTTGTCAAAATTAGCGTTCGCTTCAGCAATATTGTTTGCCTTGTCTGCATCTGCCTGCGTAAAGATGTTACCATCTTTCTTCTTTGTGCCGACTAACGCATTGTTGGATTGTTTCTGCTGCTCCAATTTGGTGTTTATCTTCTTTATTTCTGCATCGTATGTCACAACAGAGCCTATCAACTTCGAGTAATTCAGGATGTCATTCTTGATAACATCTCTCTGCAAATCGCGCCACTTCTTGTATTCCTCAACAATACCCTTGATACGTTCCTCGCTTTCCTTTGGGATTGCGCCCTTGATGTTGTTTTCAATATCCTTGTCTGACATATTGATGTCAAACGGTATGGCTACGGCATTGGCAGAAGCAAAGTCTTTCTCGATCTTAGCCCTCAGAGCATCGGCGAGATTACGGGTCTGTCCTGCCTGATAGTCTGCACCGCTCAACTGAACAGCAAGGTCTACATTACCTGTAGCCTCGCGCACGTCATTGAATATGTCCCACGCACGGGTAAGACCGTCAAGTTCTATCTGTACCTTGCTGGCATATTCATCCATCTTGCGCTGTGCCTCTTCATAGTCCACGTTATTGATGGCATCACGAATAGTCTTGATGGCTTCCACCATGTACGAGTTCTTATGTTTCGGCGACTCGTAAAGTTTCTGTGCCTCGTCAAGCAAAGACACAAGATTTTTCTTATAAAGAGGTATCGAATCGAGAGATAGTTTTTGCTTGAACTGCTCTTCAAACTGTTTGAACAGAGGCTCAAACTGTTCTTTCACCTTTGCCAAGGCACCACCTTCTCCCACTTGCTTCTCGTACTTACCGTACCAGTCGTAGGCATCCTTGTAGAGTTTCACAATCTCACGCAAACGGCGGGCATCCTTATCCTCAGACTTACTGCCACTTCTGCCATTATTCTTCTTACTCTTATCAAGTTCACTGACATCACCACCGTATGACTCATACAAAATCTTTGCGGCACGGCGTTCGGCTATAGCCTCGTTATATTCTTCGGCAACCTTTTCTGCTTCTCTTGAATTAAAAAATGCACCTGGAACATAGTTTAAGCGTTTGAGGTTCTTTTCTAATTGTTTTACCTTCTTGTCGCTCTCGGTGTATTTTTTACCTGACGTTTCCAAGTCATCCCATGCACTCTCGCCTTTTACGCCAACCTGAATAACCCATTTCTTGCCGACAAGATTTTGAAGGTCAACATATAAATCATTGACCTTTTCCTTTGCTTCGTCAGAGTCAACACTAATCCCGAAAGGCTTTAAGAATGAGTCGCGCACAAGATTCTGGTAGTCTATGCTCATATCAGCAAAGCCTTTTACGTCTTTGGTGGCAGCATTCATGGCCATCATCACAAACTCTCTCCATTCTGAAGGCCATTTGGTCATATCACTACCAAATTTCACCTTCATACTTTCGTAGAGATCATTTCCTGACCTGCGCATCTTAAAGTTGGCAGCGGCATAGGCTTCATTCATTGAATTACACTTCTCAGTCCAGTCATCAAGCATAGCACGCGACTCCGAACTGAGCGAAAGGCGAACTGCGGCAAACACATCGGGCATTGTTGAACGTAACCGTCCCAATGTCCTTATAAGTTCGTCATTAGCCATATTCATCACGTCACCAAGACCACGCCCGTCAAGTGCGGCTCTTAATGCAAGATGGTCTCTAAGCAAAAGATTTTCCGCTACTCCAACATCTTTCGTCGATTGAGCATATCTTTCAAGAGAGTCGGACAAACTTCCGATAGTTGCTTTAGTATCATCGCTTAACATCCAACCATATAAGGTGTCACCAACATTCTTCCAGAAACCATTGCTGGGGTCGCTTGTCTCAATAGCATGAGAAACAAGGTCGCTCATATCGGCAAACAACTTATGAGCATTGGCGGCATCTTCAAGACTTTGGGCAAGTATCTCATATTGTTCTGCCAAAGAATGAACTGAATGACCTTGTGCGTCTGTCTTGAAAGCCTCGTTGAAAGTTGTATTGTAAAGTGTAGAATATTCTTTCAACTTGTCTATCATATCGTCAAGGGTCAGATTAATGTCTGTCTTAGACATGTTCTGACTGGCTCCAACAGCAAAGTTCTTGGTGGCTTCAATCAAGTTTCGGTAGCCCTCATTAGCCTGCTCTCTGATTGCATCACGGCGAGATTTCCTTATCTCGTCAAATTCATCCATTCTTCCTTTTGCACTCATACCAATGGTAAGAGCGGCAAAGGCAGCATTGAGTGGTGTGAAAATACTTCCAGCAAGATTCTTTATTGAACTCCATGCAGAAGCACCAAACAGTTTCAGCGAAGCACCTACCTTTCCTAAGTTCATCCACAACAAACGACCGTTAAGAGCCATTCTTGCTTCAGCAGCAGAGAAAGCACCCATGTCAATTAACGCTTTTGTGGTTTCAAGACTTACTTTTCTTAATGCAACCAGTTTAAGGGCTTCACCTTTTGTCATTGCCCCTGTTGAGAGTGCAACTTGAATGTTGGATGCAGTAAGCCTATTTCTTGTTTGAACAAGTTGTTGCTCTTCAGCAGTAAGTTTACGAACCATTGCTTCGTGCTGCAATTCCTCGGCTCGCTTTTTCTTATAGGCAAGAAGATTGCTTGTAACAGCAGCGGTATTACTGCCTAACGCCATGTTTACAGACAGCGTTGCGGCTTTATATACCCCCCATGATATTGCAGCAGATTCTATGATAGGGACAAACGACTTCCAGTTACGGGAAAGGTCTGTAAGAACTACGGCAAGTCCTTTTAAGGCATCACCAATCTTACTTTCTGCAATCTCACCGTACATAATATCAAGACTATCCTTCAAGTTCTTGAATCTTGACTGAATAGACTGAGAAATCGTTTCCTGCATGTTATAGAACATGCCACCTTCATTCGTCAGGTTCTTGATAACATCAACAACGTCTTCATAGCCGATCTCTTTCTTTGATACACGTTTTCTGACATCTGAGGCAGTGACTACCCTATGCTCAACTTCAGATAATTTCTTTGCCAACTGAGAAAGCATTGGAATATTGTTCATGGCAAACTGACGAAGAGTGTAGCCTGTCAACGCTCCCTCAGAACGGACATGACCTAAAGCCAGAGTTAGACGGCTAACGTCTGTTCCGGCACCTGCTGAAATGTCTGCAAGGCGTTTAGTCATGTCATACAACTCATTATATTTGAATCCGTAAGCCGTTAATTGCTTTGTATATTGGTCAAGTTCAACAACACCAAATGGTGACTGAACAGCCAAGTTTTTGACTTTACCGAAAAGGTCATTTGCATGTGCGACATCACCAAGTATAGCACCAATCGAAAGACGTTGCTTCTCTAACTGACCACCAATCTCGATGATGTTTCCAACAAAAGACTGCGCACCCCAAACACTCAGGTACTGAGCCGCCATAGATTTCAGGTCGCTCAATACCTGGCTCTGACCTCTCGCACTTTCAGTCGTTGACTTCATTGCCTGTGCCAATCGCTGCTCTTCAGCAGTAAGTTGATTTGCTGCCTGCGCTGCCGCACGGTTGGCTTTCTCTGTCTGATATATAGCTTCTGTTCTTTGCCGTTCGACACTACCGTTAGCACGGGCATTGTGATAGGCTGTATCACGGAAATCAAAAATGGTAAAGCCGTTGTTATTACCTTTAAAAGCAACAAGACGTTCAAGGTCTTGTCTGTAACGCTCCAAAAGTTCTATCTTCCTGCGAAGTTCGGTGGTATCAACACCTAAGTTCGATGCCTTGATCTCAGTCTTCTGCATCCGTGCTATCTGCTTCACCAAGGAGGCATATTCCTTTTGTGCTTCTACTGCTGGGTCTTTTTTTGCGTTTCTGTTATGCTCGGCAACTTGTTTGTTGAGGTTGCTCATGGCATAGTCTGCCTGCTTGATATATTGACCGTACTCACGCATCACAGACTTCATAGTACGACCATCGTCTGTAACTCCCTTGTTGTTCCTAATCTGTTCTAACAGCTTTGCCAGTTCTTCCACTTTCTGCTTTTGTGCATCAAGTGCTGACGTAGAGACAGGAGTGTTGACAGCACCTGCCAATGCCTGCTTGTATTTGTCAATCTTGATTTGTACGTCAGCAATCTTAGTAGCAACAGCATTATAACCAGCTTCCTGCTCTGACTTGAAACGCCGCTCGGCTGTTGCAGTGTCGCTAATTTCCTTGCGCAACTCTTTCTGTGCGTTCACGGCGGCTTTATTGGCATCGGCCAGATTCATGCTGCGCACAATTTCATTAGCGGTCGTGCCATATTGGGATGAACCTGTCCGGGCAAAACTCTTCAATTCATCCTGAATGGCACGTATCTTTGCGATGGTATTGTCAAAAACGGTAGTGTCAAGGCCACGGAAGTCAACTTTCTGTGCAGTGAGCTTGTCGAGATGCTTGCCAAGATTCTCTGCGGTTGTTGCAGCGATTTGTTGTCGGCGCTGAATCTCACTGATAAACTGACTTGAATATCTCTCAAAGTCATTGGCATTACTGAGAAGATGCTTGAACGTCGTGCCGAAAGTCTGTGTCTGCCAACCGTTGCCGTGCATCATTTCGTCATTATGCTTGATGCTCTGCAACTTTCTCTCGTAGGCATCGAGTACTTGCAGATAAATACGCCAGCGGCTAATGGTTCTTTCGTCCATTCCGGCATCGGAGGCATTGTTAATGGCATTACCAACTTTCGCCCTTGCTTCTTGAATGCGGAACAAGGCATCTTCCATTCGCTCAACATTCCTCGCGTATGTGTTCGCTATCGTGCCAAGCGTGCCATTCTTCCCCGCTTCAAGAGTTCCCATCGTAGTACGCACATTCCTGACGACCTCGCCCAAGCCAGACATAAAGTTACGCATCCCATCGTCTTGACCAATGGTGACGTGGAAATTCTTGAAAGCGGCATCAAGGGTATCAACGGCAGCAGCACAAGTCTCTATTCGCTTTGAAAAAGCAGAGAAATTGTCACTCTGAATCGCTTCTTTGATAGAAGCAAGGTCTTTTGCTAAGTTCCCAAGTGAAACCCTGACTGCCTCTTGCGCCTCTTTCTGTAAGTTTCTTGATGCGTCGTTGATGGCACTGCCAACATCTTTGCCAAGGTTACTAACCTGCTGATGCTGCAAGGCTGACAAAAGTTGCTGTAAATCACTAAGACCCTCAACTTTCACGCTGATGGTCTTGTCTTTCAGTTTATCAAACTCCTGCTCTATCTTTTTTAACTGTCCAGTAGCCTCGTCTTGGATGGCAACCTGAAATTTCAAAGGATTCAAGTCTGGCATAATCTATCTCTTTTTAAAGTTTAGTTTTGTGTTGTTGTGGGCTGCGATTTATCGCGGCTCTTCGTTTTCTACAGGAACTTTCTCGCCCGTTCTAAGGAACTGGTCAAGTTTGAACCCTCGCTTTTCTCTTTCGGCTTTACGCTTCTTCCAACGCTCAACGGCTTCTTCAAGTTTCTTCGCATTCGGCTTATAGCCCTTGTCACCCGGCTTCAGTCCAGAATTGGAATCGTGCCTCTTGTAAACTGTAAGTGGCTGGTCTATGTCTATCAACTGAATCTGAGCCGCTGTGTGACCCCAATACCATTCATACATCGGCACCCTCACCAAGCCGAAGAAAAAGTATCGCGGCATTACGAGCCACTGCCTTTGCTTTCGGTCTGAGAAGGCTGAGCCATATTTTGTGCGTGAAGGATAGACTCTACTTCCTTCGCTCTCATCCTCATCAGCGTATCCTTCGCCTCGGTCAGTGACATGATAGTCGCGTAGAACTGATTCAGCGGAACTTTTTTTTTGCCGACTTCGAGAATCTTCTGCAACTGGATATTGTCGTACTGCCTAACATAATAAAACCAACGCCAAAGATACCAGTAGCGAAACTTTAACTTCCAATAACCGTCGAGAACAATAATGGCTGCTGCCTTGCAAGCCAGTTTCGTGTCCTCATATATCTCATCAAAAACTTCACTGCCTGTAGTCTTCTGCTCGTCAATATTTTTTTTATGCAACAACAGACGGGTAAGTTTCTCCAGCTGACCGTTCTTCAGCCAGCGAATCTTGTATTTCTTCTTCGTGCGGAGTATTTCAACTTCATCCGCATCATTATTGATCAACGATAAATAGATTTGCTGCGCATCGTATGACGGCTGTTCAACTTTCTCTTCTTCTTCCTTTTTCATAAACTCTATTCGCTTAAAATTAAAAGGGCAGTGGCAGCATCAAAACTACCACTGCCCCTATGCTATGAGTATGCTTCTATAGGTCTAAACTCAGATTAGCCACCTGCTGCGGGAGCAATGTCACAGATGCCTATTGCCTTTGCATCACCGCCAGCAGCAATAGCACCTGTCAGTACCACGCAAAGAGGCTTGTTGTCGCTTCCAAGGATCAACTGAGCCATGAACTTCGACTTCTTGATGAAGAGAAGTTTGTCCTCTGTGTCGTTTAGAACACCAAGACCAAGGTAAACTGCCTTCTGAGTAACGGGATAACCCTTGCCAGTAGCAACAGTACCACCCTTTGCCATTCCTTCGGGAAGAGTGATTGAAACGGCAGTACCCTCCATGCCTACCAACGTAAGAATGTTGGTATTGTGACAAGGAATCTCCAGAGTAATCTCACCGTCGCCGGGGGTGAAGGTGTTCACCCAATCGGTGTTCATACCCTTTACCTTGAAGTGTTGGACACTCGGCTGACCTGTATCAAAGTTGAAGCCCGAATCGTCAGAAACGGGAAACTCCGTAGCATTCGCAAACGAAAGTTCGTCACCAAGACCGCCACCAACTGCAAAAACAGCACTGATGCCCTCAAAGACATCATCCTGCATCGTAATTTTCTTTGTAAGTGCCATAGTCGTAAATGTATAAAGTTTTAATGTTTTTTATTTCTCTCTCGAATTGAGTTTTGTTCTCAGCTTGAAAGTGATTTGTGTAACTTGAAATCCCGTCTCGTCATAACCAGCCATCAACACTCGCGGATTGGAAGCTGTAACACACTGTCCGTTAATAGGGAAAACATCTAAGACTTTCTGGGTCAAATCGCTCTGTGAACCGATGTTCAAAGTGCGATCAGTCTTCGACTTACAGAAGACAGAGAAAGTAGCCCAACAATCTACCGACATATCGTAGCTGCCCTTGATACGGCTACGGATTTCCGTAGGTATATCTACCACGATGAAGTTTGCAACGTCTGAACCAACGGGTTCGGGTCTTCCAAGGAAAGTCTTTTTCCCGATTCCCCTCACTGCATCTGTCAGATCGCTGTAAATAAGGTAGATTAGCGATTTCTTTCCTTCTGCCATAGTTCTGTTCAGTATGTTGCGATTTTATCGCAACCTCTATTTCCTTTCTAACTTCAAGTATGTAATGCCAACTGCTTCCGCATGTGCGTAGGCTTGCATGATACCAGTAGTGCCTCGTTTCATTTCAACCCACTTTCCGTATTCAACGGGATAGGCTACAACAATGTCAAACAGGTTCTTACCTTGCGGTACATAGTTCTGGAAAAAGTTTCGTGCATCATCTTCACCCCAACCGCCATTAGTTTGAACTGCTGGCAGATAATGACTTTTGTCGCCATCGTAATCGGGATTGAAACGATAATGTTTTCTCTTCCTAAAACGCATCTTAACCTGAATGGCTTTCGGCACGTACTGCGCTGCGTAGTAAGCATTGATAGGTTCTTTATTCTTGTAAAGGCATACAACAATAGAGTTAAGCAAGTTACCAGTAAAGTTGTGTGCGCCCGGAGCATTCTTTCTTGCTCGTATCGCCTCCTGACATAAGTCTGTGCAGAACTTACGACAACGTTTCTCTACTTCATCGAAAATTGCTGTCTTGTATTCCGCAATGGCTTGTTGTACGATTTGACGATTAGTTACGGGCATACTTCCAGAGAATGTGAGTTCCTAAATTGCTTGGGCGTTTGTCAACTACTATTCCGTATTCTTTGTACCCGAATCGTTGCAACTCGATTCTGTCACCCTCTAAAGGTATGGTGTCCTCAGTCCATTCGTCCTGTTTCAAAGGCAATGCGAGCGTTCGATAAGAAACATTGTATTCTCCATTGTCCGACGTAACGGCTTTATTGTCACTCCTACATTCTCCCTCATAGATAACAGTTCCACCCTGTGCTTGGTTAGTCTCTTCTGAGTCTTTGCCATTAACAGCGGTGTCTTCTGTTTCATCCTGCATAGGATCATCTTCAATTTCGGCTTGGTCAACCATCGGGTCGGCATTACCGTATCTTATAATCCTGCAAGTATGAGGAAATCGAGGGTTATTTATCTTTGTCATAACAACTTTTTCGTGGGTTGCGATTCATCGCAACTAAAAGTACCTACGGATTTTATGAAAGCCAGTGCCTTTGAATCCCCATCGGTTACTGCCAAGCAGAGGCATATCATATTTTTTGTAGATTTCATTCGCCATACGCATATAGCGATTCAGAGAGGATGCCGACATCTGTTCACCACCTTCAGAATGAGACCAGTCACCATCTTCATCAGAGATTTTGGAACTCTGGGTCGGACTCGTACAAATCCAAGCATATAGACCAGCCAAGGCAAGGTCTTTCTGTTTCTGGCTCAAACTGGCATATTCTGTGCCATCGTCAATCTCCAAGTCAGCAAGAATGCTCTGAAGGGCTTCGTCCGTAACCTCAATGTTACGGACTTTGCCTCTCAGATAGGTCTCTATGGTGTAGTTACATGCTATCGGCATAGTCAAGTCACTTAGAGTTTAACCATTGTAGTCTTTCCAGACCGTTGCAATGGCGTAGTCACGCACATTGTTGAACACGGGGCCTGCGTACAGCTCGCAGTCGATGATGTTCATCATGGGACGATCCTGCCATACGTTCTGAACCGCAATACGGTCTTCAACGAAGTATGTGCGGACACTGTCGTTGTGTGCGCCCATCTTGTTGCGGTCTTTCAGGATGGAGTTCATCACCTTGATCTCAAACGGGCGATAAGCACGGCTGGCGGCAACCATGTTGTGAATATCGAATGCGGGATCATCGGCAACAGGCTTTCCGTCTTCCTCATGGCGAGACTGGAAATCAATCTCCTGGAACGGCCATACCTTCATATCGTCGTGCATCCACGAAAGAAGTTTGGTGCGGTCCACCTTGTAACTTGGGCGACTGTCCGAATTGAGGTTCAAAGAAGAAAGGTATGACTCCTTGACAGACGGGTGCAGAACAATCTTATCCAGCAGGTCTTTCGACAACTTCCAGTGGTCAACGCCCAAAGAAAGGGTGTCTTTGAGATACTTCTGGAAAGTCAGAATGTCCTCAATCACATCTGCATTCGGATTGGCAACGAGTTTTGGAGTTGCACCAGAGGTGTCCCAAATATACCACTCCTTACCGTTGTCGGGTGCAAGGAAGTTCTCGTCGGGAATCTGGAACTTGAAGTCGTAGCGAGCACCGTCAACGGCAATATCGTGAATCTCACCCGTTGACATAGCCTGCATAACCATGTAAGAGAGTTCGTTGTGGACACCGCCAATCATCGCGTCTGAGTTCAGAACGAAACTATCCGTCAGAGCCTCGCCGAAAGTCACATCAGCAAGTTTCGCGTTCTTACGGAGTTCAATCATATCATCCTGCGTGATGTTGAATCCATGACCCAACTGGGGCAGCGTTCCACCGTAGAACTCCCATCCAAGGGTACTACGCTGTGGCTTCTCAGAATGCGTACCAAGTATGCTGGCACGTACCAGAATCGGTGTCTTCTTGATTCCCTGTTTCCACTCACGATCATCGGTCGGCTTTCCCCACGAAGCAAACTGACGCCAGATAGCACGATTGTACTTGGCATTCACGTTGTCGAGGATCAGACCGAAGCTCTCAGCATCCACATACTGATGCAGACCGCTGATGCCATAAAGATTTAAATCTCTCATAATCTAATCTCCTTTTTTTTGTTTACTTGCGGGGTGAGAAATTGAAATAACAGCCATTCTCACGAAGAGCCTTCTTCAGACTGTCGGTAAGAGGCGGCATACGACGTTCCAAAACGGGACGAATGCTGAAATAGATTGGGTCGATGTCGATTGCATACGCATCGGGATCGAGCACGTTGTCACAATAGGTTAGTCCGTTAGGAATGGCCTTGATCTTGGAGTCCTCACCTGCCTCTACAATCACGTTGCCAGCGGCAAAGCCTGTTACGGCATCAACCGTCAGAACGTCAACGTCGTCTGCGCTGCTGTCAATGGCAGATACAGTTGCGACATTGGTTGCGGCAGTGGCGAGGTTGTCGCCAACCACAATCAACTTCATGCCAACCTTGGCAATAGTGCCAGTCTCAAACTTCTCAACGGTGATAGTCTTGGCGGTTGCGTCAACACTCTTCACCCTGAAAGTGTAGATAGGAACAATGGAGCGCACGCCTTTTGTCTCGTCGTACTTGACGAGAGTACCTGCTGCCATCACGTTGGGATAGACAGGCATGAGTTCGGGTTCACACATGAAACCGCCAACGGCAATCTCAGGCTTTCCCTCGTAGCACTTGCGGACACCACCAAAGTTCTTACTAAACTTAATGTAGTTGTTGATAGTTCCTTGTCTCATGTTACTTTGTGTTTGTGTTGTGATTTTTTGTGTTGGTTGAGAGACTTATACAAAAGTCTTCTCCATGTCGGCGGCATAGTTCGCGCTGTCCTCAGCCTCTTTCTTCAAACGATCAATCGTCTTTTTCACGAAACCGTTCTCACCACCTTGCCCACCAGTGCCTTCGCCGCCAAAGGGCTTTCCACCGTCGGCATAGTAACGCTTGTAGCGTTTCTCGTAGGCTGATACTGCCGTCTGCTTCAGACCCTCGAACGTGGGATTGTCACCATATTCAATATCATCCAAAGCATCGTCAATACAAGCTTCGTTATTGGCCTTGAGTGCAATGAGGTGTTTCTTGAGTTCTGACTTAACGCTGTTGAGAGTTGCGGCTTTCTCCCGCTCCATCTGTGACTTCATGAAGTTGGTCATGGTCGCTGTCATTTTACCAAAGTCGCTATCTGCACCTGTCAGTCCGGCCATCGCTTCCTTAACGGCCTTCGCAACCTTTTCATCAAGCGTTTCCTCAGTCCTGCCGCCATTGCCACCATTACCGCCACCATTCTCTGGATGCTCTTTCTTATAGTCTTCCAATGCCTTTGCAACGGCAGCGTTGATGCGAGTCTCAACATCTTTCTCATGCTGAGTCTTGAACTCGGTAGCGTACTCGGCCTTGAACTTCTCGGTGAAGTTCTTTTCGTCGAAACGCTTCTGTCCGGCAAACTGTTTCAGAAGAGCAACAGGAAGTTTCCATGTCTCGTCTGTGACTTTTGTATCGTCGGCAAACAGACCTAAAACTTCTGTGGCAACACCGTCAAATGTCTTGTCACTGATGATTCTTGCATCGTCTTCTCCGATGCGGGTCTTTAGACCCTGGATGAGAATGTCTTTCTCCATTATTGTAAAAGTTTTTGTGTTGGTGTTTACAGGCATTTCTCGCCTGCGTGATAAATATTTTCCACAAATTTAAATCGAAAAACAGAAAATATCTGACATATTTTTTGGTAATCTTTTATTTACCAAACTAAAAATCAGATTTTTACGTTTTTATACCTATTTTTGCGACAAAAAACAGATATATTAATATGGATGGTTTCACCGGACTATACACACTCGATGGAAAGCCTATATACTCTGAAGCTTTCGTAAATGAGTTGAGAGAAAAAGAAAGCAATAAGAAGAAATCTAAGTCTTTCATTGCTCAAAGAGGTGCACAGGAAGTTGGGCTAAGCAATGATGCAGACATTACGGTGTTCGGAGGCAACAGAGGAGGAGGAAAGGCAAACCCGTACACGACACCTGTGGCCACACCGTCAGGATTCAGAATGATGGGCGACCTTGAGATTGGCGACCTTATTTGCACGCCGTACAATGGCGTGCAGAAAGTCAGCAACATATTTGAACAGGGCATCAACACTGTCTATGTGTTGCATTTTGACGACGGAACGGAGGTGAAGTGCATGGATAATCATAGATTCTGGGCGAGAACTTCACCTACAGATGACTTCCACGAAATGACTGCACGCGAAATAATGGGTATATATGCGATTGACAGGCCCTATCCGCTGTCACTAAGGCGCGGAAAGACAAATTTTGTCGAGTTTCCGCTGTGTGGGGAGGTTGAACTGAACGAAAATGTAACATCGGTCGACCTGCCTATACATCCTTTTGTACTTGGGTATATCAGCGGTACGGGATTCTGGAACTTCTCAATGGCTGGAGTAAAACTCACTAAGGACCAATACCTTGCACGAAAGTTTCATTATATAGGATATAAGATAAAGAAAAACCAGAAAGACGGATACTACTACCTAAAAGGATTGGATGATGAAAACAGGCGAAAGATAACATGCAGCAGACAGCAACAACCCGCAAAAATACCTGCCGAATACAAAACAGCTTCAGTAAATGCAAGATGGGAATACCTAAGAGGTGTCATGTTCCAGAAGGGACGTTCAATGCACAAACACCCATATCTTGCCCTGCCTAACAAAGAACTGATTGAAGATGTGGCAGAGGTTGCTCGCTCTCTTGGCATTTGGGCGAGAGTGAGCCAGATAGACGATGACCCTGAACGTATCGGGTATTGGAAAGTTGCTTTTGTCGCACCTAATGATGCTGACCTGTTCTCACGCACAGATTTCAAACTTCGCGCACACGTCAATGCAAAGACTCCAACAAAGCCGAATGAAACAAATGTACTGACAAAGAAACTTCAATACATCACGAAGTCTAAGCATCGTCAGAACTGCCGTTGCATTACCGTGACGGGACGTGACCACCTTTACATGACAGATGCCTATACAATCAACCACAACACCATAACAATGTTGATGGAACCTTTGTACGACATCAATAACAAACACTTTAACGGTATTATTTTGCGTAAGAACAAAGACGACTTTGAAAACATCATCAATGAGTCAAAACGATGGTACACGAAGTTTGGAAGATACAACAAGTCAAAAGATGATATGACATGGAACTTCAGAACTGGAGCAAAACTTGGTCTTTCCATTTATGACATGCCAATGTCAGATTTTGACACAAAGTATCGCGGACAACAGTTTTGCTCTATCGGTATTGACGAGTTACCTCAGATGCCGTTTGAAATGTTCAAGTTCCTAATGACATGCTGCCGTAACACAATCGGCGTACATTCTCGCATACTTGGAACTTGTAACCCTGATCCGCTGTCATGGCTGAGAAAGTTTATTGATTGGTGGATTGGTAAGGAAGATACAATCTATTCCGATGGACTCATGCACCCCGAACGAAAAGGGTTGCCTATACCAGAGCGGGACGGTGTTGTCCGCTATTGCTATATGCCTGACGATTCGGTTGACAATATTATCTGGGGCGACACTCCAGAGGAAGTTTACGAGCAGTGCCGCGAAATGATTGACGATGCCTGGGATCCTGAATGGGAACAATACGGATATACCAAGACTTCTTTCTTTGTAAAGTCGGTAACTTTCAAGAAAGCGGCTCTCAACGAGAACAAGGCTCTCATAAAGTCTGACCCCGGATATATTGCAAACTTACTCAACCAACCGCCAGATGTACGGGAAAGAGAGTTTGGTGGAAACTGGGACATCATAAAGATGGGCGACGATCTCATTCAAGCCTATCACCTCGATAAGATTTTCCAAAACGCACAGATGATTGGCGACGGTGTTCGCCGTGCCACCTGTGACGTGGCTGGTACAGGCGGCGACAACTGCGTGACATGGCTCTGGATTGGAAACCATGTCGCCGATGTCTATGTTTGCAGACGTGACCCATACACTACAGTAGGTCTGTTAAGGGCGAAACTTCAGGAATGGGGAGTTTTGGAACAGAACTTCGCCTATGACTTGAACGGCATGGGGCAAGTTTTGAAGGGGGCTTTCCCAAGAGCCGTACCATTCAACAACCAAGAAGCCGTTGCAGAAAAAGACAAAGGACTTTACGACAATAAGAAATCTCAATGCGCATATAAGTTTGCAGAACTGACACAGCAAGGAGATTGGAGCATTGAGCCAAGTCTTCTCAAACGCAAATACAAGATTGGCAAAGAAACGAAAATGCTCTACGACATTCTTCAGCTTGAACGCAAATGCGTGAAACAAGACATGTCGAAAGAAGATAAGGGCTGGTGCCTCATTCACAAAGAGCAGATGAAGAACAAAGCCGTTGTAGGTCATTCGCCAGACTTTTTTGAGGCATTGTTTATGAGAGAGATTTTCGACATCAAGCATACGCAGGCTGTCATTCCGACATGGCTGAAAAAAAAGAATCATAAAGGCATCGGACGAATACGGACTGTCCGCAAACTACAAAGGACATCCCATTAGTCCCATTAGTCCCATTAGTCCCACAAAAACAAAACATATATGAATGCAGTTTTAGAACAAACCAACACAAAGTTAAGAGACCTTCTCACCAAGAAGCCTTTTACGCGAATCCTGCCTGATGGTCACTATGATCACGGGTATGTCTGGAATGAAGTTTCGGAAATGCCAGTCACAAATGACAGGCTGTACCGAAAGATTGTGACGCAAGAAGATTTCCTGCGTGAACTTGACCCTGCCGGACACATTATCAACGACAAAGAGTTGTTTCCTGACATCTGGCAGGAAAATGAAGAGGACGGAAAGTGGTACATTCAGGAGATTCCTCGTTATGCTTTCTCCTATCAGCAGATTATCCTCACCAAACATCTGACACATCTTTGCGGTAACGACATTCAGTTTGAACTCTCTGACAAGAAAGTGGACGACGAGACAAACAAGGTATTCAACGAGTTCAAGAACGGATGGGCGAACAAGAACATGGAGGTTGCCTGGTATCAACTGGCAAAGTCTGTCAAAGCAACGGGTGACGGTGCTTTCGTCGGCTTCCTCGACAAAGGAAAGTTCGGATGGAAAGTACTGTCTTTCCTCAATGGTGACAAACTTTTTCCGCACTACGACTTAAAAACGGGTAAACTCAGCACGTTTGCACGCACCTATTGCAACTATGCGGAAAACGGCTCTGTGACTAAACGACACATCGACGTATGGGATGATACCTACTACTACCGTTTCGTTGCTGACGGCGATCCTACAAACATCTTTGAGAAAGCGAAAAACCTTATCTTCAAACTCTTCAATACAGATGGCTACCGTCTGGAATGGATGGAGGCGCACGGATTCGATTCCATACCTGTTGCATATATGCGCGACGATAACGGCCCATGCTGGACTTACTCGGAAGAAACGATTGAAAACTATGAGATTGCTTTCTCAAATCTTGCTCATAGCAACCACGATTTCGGATTGCCTATCATGTATGTGAAGGGAGAAGGCAGTGAGGAAATAACCACACAGGATATGTCCTATGCTTCAAAGATTATGCTTTTGCCGTCTGATGGTGAGATTGGTTTCCTCAACCGCCAGGACGCATCAAACGCTTACAAGGCTGAACTCGACAAACTGGAAGACAATATCTACAAGCAGTCATTTGCCGTGAAGACACCAGAATTGAAATCTGGAGACACACCAGGCGTATCGCTCAAAATCATGTACTCTGATGCCTACGAGAAGGCAATGACAGATGCAAATGAATATGACGGCTGTGTTGATAAGATGATTGACATCTTTTCTTGGGGATACGGCATTGAATGCGAAATGCGTCTTGCTTTCATCAACACCAACATCCGGCACTACATCGAGCCTTACATTCACCTTAACATCACAGAGCTTACCACGAACCTCAATACTGCCGTCGTTGGTGGTTTCCTCTCAAAACAGACGGCATCGGAGAAACTACCGTACTCTACTCCGCAGGAGTGGTCACGTATTCAGGCTGAGAAGAAGGAGGAACAGATGCAGGAACTCTTGCTGACAGAGCAGAAACTTGAAATTCAGTCTGAGATTGCCATCAACCAGGCTGAGGCTATTGCCGACATCGACGCTCAGTACACCGACGAGACTACTACCACAACGTCTGAGGATGGGAAGAGCAAGATGCAGGGTAAGTCTCGCAGACGAACCAAAGGCAGTGTAGCCACTGGTCGCGGAAGAAAGAATCGCAGCGGCAAGTCTTGGGATGAAAACGGTAACGAAATTGACCCAACGACTGGCAAGGCTAAATCAAAGTGGGATAAGTGGGACTCAGTACACTAAACTATGGTTGATAACATAAAGATAAAACTCGACACGTCGCAATACAGATTACCAACCGATGAAGATATTACAGCGGCAAAGCAATTTGTATTGAGACGCAACGAGTATGCCCGACTGTTGGAAGAACGTATCGACGAGATACTGAAAGAAGTGGAAGAGAAAATAATGACTATCTGCTATAAATACGATGTCGCACCTACTGAATTTGAAATCAGCAGCAGATATAATGAGCAAATGATGAATGAGATTTCAGAGGTAATGGATGAAGCGGAAGAAGAAATATTCAGACTTGTTCAGGAATATTCCACCCGTGTCACCACCGACAAAGACAGAATATCGAAACTTCT